AAAAGTAATTTAGAGTTTAATAAGTTAACTTCGTTGATAGTGTTTTTCAAAGATTTAATAGTACTGTAAGCTTCTTCAAGCTCTTGTTCTACGTCTTCTTCTCCTTCCACTACTTCTTCTTCGTCTTCTTCTGTTAAACTTTTAATTATTTCGTCTAAATCCATTACTTCTTCGTCTTCCTCTAATTCAGTTTCTTCTTCAGACTCGTCGTAAGATTCAGCTACTGCTTCTTCTTCCTCCATTTCTTCGTCTTCTTCTAAACCTTCTTCAGATTCTAGCTCTCTGATAATTGATTCTAGTTCTAGATCTTCTTCTTCTTCTTCACCTTCATAAGTACCTTCTTGGTATTCTTCTTCGTCAGCTTCTTCCACTTCAGTTTCCTCAGCAGCGACTTCTTCGTCTTCAATTTCAGCAACAGTTTCTTCCTCCTCTGTTTCTTCGATTTCTAATTCTTCGTCTTCTTCTAATTCGTCTTCCATTTCTTCAGCTATCTTAGTAGATAACATAGATTGTAATTTAGGTGTAAAAGCTTCTTCAAGAGCTAACTTTGCGTTTGCAATTGCAGTCTCACGGACAGCTTTAGCATCAGCGATTGCTTCTTTTAATAAGTCGTTTTTTGACATTATTGTTCTCCTTAAATATGTTTGTTTTGGAAATATAGGTATTAGGACCTATAATAGAAATTTTATTAGATACGTTGTATTATATAGAGATAACACATTTTTTATATCTTTGTAGATATAAATATACGCATTGCTCGTTAAAGACTAAAAAAGAGAGGCATAAACCTCTCTATTAAAGTAATAACAGCCTTAAAACAACGTTACATTGCTTTACCGTCTATGATTGCTGTCCAAGTTTTGTATCCCTTGTCCAACGCTTTGTTTTTTCTTGTTTGGTTTTGCTGTGTTCTTATAGCAGAATTCTTAGCTTTGTATCTTGCAGCAGCTGGCTTTTCATAAACCATTCTTTCTCTTACTTCTTCGAATATACCTTGAGTCTTAAGTTGACGTTTAAATACTTTTAACGCCTTTTCTAGATCTCCGCTTTCTGGTCCTGGAACCTTAACACCCATTGGCTGACCTTCTAGTATAAAGTCTGCTCTTTTTCGGTAACTTTTAATAGGTTTACCACTCCTTGTTTTTCCTTGATAATCTGACATTGTTCTCTGTTTTAATTTGTATTCGTTTTAATATAGTACAATATAACAAAAAAAGCCGACATATAAAAATATATCGGCCTTTAATTTAATTGTTTTATTTATTTAATATTTTTATTAAACCATTTATCGATTGTAGTTTTTAATATTTTTTGGGCAGCTTTTCTTTCAGAATTAGACCACGGTTCATTATTTTTAAATGATACTGGTCCTTTTATCCAACTGTCCCATTGTTTTTTGAAGTTGTTTAAATGCATTTCAAAGAAGTTGATAGGTAACGGCCAGCCTAACTCCTCGTCTTCGTCGGTATACTTCTGCGAAGCGACATCGTTATCTTTACCTGATTTATAATAACCTTCTTTTAAGTTTTTATCTTGCCATTCTTTTATATTGAAATTCCCCATTAGTAATCTCCTATTGCTCTCATCGGAGCTTTTGCTATTTTTTTAATTTCTACAAAATATTCTTTTAGCTTAGTTCGCATATCTGATACATGTTTCTTTGCATCTTTTACTGCCCAATCTATATACCAAGTAGCAGATTCTTGTGCTGCAGCTGAAGCGTCTTTGTCTAACGATAATTCTTTTTCGTGTGCTTTTGCTTCTTCTTGTCCTGCCTTAAGATATCTTTCGAATAGATCCATTAAGTCTTTAAGTAAACGTTCTGCTGCTTGATATTGCGTATTCCATTTTTGTTGTGGAATCATACCTGATTTAAGTTGAGATAAGTGGTGAGCAATAGCATCTTGCAATGCTTTGTTTGCTTTGTCTATTAGTTTTTCAACTTCTGCTTGTCCGAACCCTGCTGAGTCTCTTCTTTGTCTTAATAAATCTTGATATCTGTTTCTATTTTCTCTAGCTACTACGTCTGCAGATTTAAGAGCTAGCGCTCCTACTTTAGCAGCCGCTCTACCTTCAACAGCATTAGTAGACAATGTTTTAGCTATATCCATATTGATTGTTATAATTTCGTCTGCATCTGCAACAACTCTCTTATAACTTGTATAATATACACGATAATCTTTACTAGAATATTGATCACCCATAGAACCTTTTGAGAAATTTTCTAATGGTTTGGCAAAGAAGTTTACAAATTTCTTGCCTCTAAATACTCCTTTTAAATCTCCTCTAACAAACATAAAGTTTAATACTTGTGGATTTAGATCAGCAGCTTTTCCAATTGCTGCATCTGTTACGTTATCCCATTGTATGCCGTCTTTTTTAGATAATCCATCAAAGAATTTTTTACCATCCCACTTACCAAGTCTTTTTCGTATTGTCGCTAATGCTTTAGAGCCAAACTTCTCAGTTAATATAGCTCTGTCTTCGGTTAACTTTTTGTATTCTTCTTTGATTATATTTTGTAAATAAGATTTGCTAACCAACGTGGTACCTTCATACATCATATCGTACAAAGTATCAGATATCTTTGCACCAGTTGTTTTGCCACCGTTCTTTTCAATAGCTCTTCTAGCTTTCAAAGCATTTTTCTTAAGTACAATATGAAAACCTTTTTTACCTTTAAGATATCGTTGTCCTTGTATTTTAGAACCAATAGATCTTGCATTACCTCTTGTGTCTATAATAACATATTCTGCTTCATTTAATTTACCTTCGTTAGCTATAGATTCGTTTGCATTTTTCCATACGGCAGGTCCTTCTGTTCCTTCTACGTTTAACTCTATGTCTTTGTCTAGTTTTTCAACATACGACATCATTTCTTTTACCCAGTTTGCTTTTGACGAAGTAAGACCTTTAGCTTGTTTAACATACTTAGAAACATCTTTACCGTCTTCTTTTGCTTTTAAATATGCTTCCAAATTCATCTGTAGACCTTTTGCTATCTTAGCAATCATATCTGCAGATTTTTCTATCATTTTTTGATTGTGTTTTCTATCAGCCATTGTTTTCTCGTGTTATCCTACCTTTTCTAATTTATGTGTTTGTGTTGCCATCCAATCATTGCCACTTAATCCTGCTGCTTTGGATGCTTTTTTTATAGCTTCAACAGTTGATCTAGCTTTAACTGTATATACTTTATTTTTTCTTAATTCAACACCTCCTAGATTCATGTCTGCAAAAGACATTTTCCAAGTTGCAAATCCTTCTGCTATTGTACCTTCAAGCATTCTGCCTAATGTGCGCGTTGATTCGTTTTTACCTTTATGATTTTTATCTATATAATTAAAGAATGCTTTTTTCTTATTATCGTCTAATTCTGCTGGAGATTTAACACCGAATTTATCTAATACAGAATTAAAGAATTTTTGGTATTTATCTTGAGCTTCTGATTCTTCTACTGTTTCTTCTTCAGTGTGATCTTCGTCACCGTGTTCATTAAGTTCTTTAATTTCGTAGTACTTACCAAGCTTACCACCTATATCTTCAAAAACAGATTCCATTCTTTGCTGCAGTGTACCAATTTCTTTTGCAGTAGATTCAAATATCTTAACAGATTCTCCAATAGCTTTAGTATCTCTTTTCACAGATACAACATCAAACCAATCAGCAGTTTCTTCGATAGCCATTTTGCTAGCGTTTTCAGACATAGTTCTAATATTTTCAACCATATCTTTTATTTCATTTGTTTTATATATGTGTTGTGTATACTCATTAAATTTTGAAACAGCCTCAAGAGTTTTTGATTTCTCTTCTTCTGTCATTCTTTGTGGTCTATCTGTGGACTCGTTTAATTTGTTTCTCCACTCTTTAATATCGAATTTTGACATTATTTATTTCTCTTTGGTAAGCTGCATTTGCAAGTTAGATCACAAAGCATTTGGTTCATTATGTTGTTTACTTTTTCATACTTGTCAAACGGTGTATGGTTAACCGATTCGTTTACTCCTGTTGGATGCATAAATGCTCCATGTGTTGATGGATTACTTACGAAGTCCCAACATACTAATTCGAAATCGCTTTCCACTGCTACTGTTCCTTCTCCTAATTCTTTTACTGATCCTAGTCCTCTTGAAGATATACCTAGTTTGATTCCTGCTTTTAGTAATTCTTTTAAGATGTTTCCTGCTGGTGTACCAAGTACCTCTACTTGTCCCATAACATCGTCGCCCTTCCACCAAACTTTTCGTATGTTGTGCGATACATTTTGTAAATTTACAATAGAAGATTCTGGGTGATCTAATTCTCCAAGAGCTCTATTTTCTGCAACTTGTATCTTAGAATATTGAGCAACTTCTCTAGCTAAAATTGCTTTGGGATAAACTCTTCCGTTTTGATTTTTAGCATTTGCTCTTTGCAATACGCCGGAAACAATAACTCTTCCATTGTTTGTTTGTTCAGATTCTAATATAGCTTGTGGAGATATATCGAACATGTTGTAATCTATTAGTAATGATTTATTCATTTAGAAGCTTCTCAGTTTTTCAGCCAACCTTGTCATCTTCCCTTCTATCTTTAAAAGGTTTCTTTTTGTAGATTCCCAATATTTAGATTCGTCAATTCCAGATTCTGTTTTTAGTTTTATATTTTGATCTATGATACGTTCTATTCTAAATAGTTTACCATTTACTTCTTTTATGCTTTTATTTACTTTTTGTCTTTGCGAAAGAGATTCGTCTGTTTTATATTCTTTATAATTTACTTCTCCTAAGAACATTTGTTTGGAAAGAGATTTAAAAGCTGATTCTGTTTTTGTCTCCTTTGTTTTGCATTTACAATCACCTTCACCACCACATTTGCATGGCTTAAACGCTTTAGGTGTATCGTAAGATTCGCCTCCACCAGTAACATTGTTTTCTTCTATGTCTTCTTCTTGTACTTTCTTAAACTTTGATTCAAATAATCTATTTAGTTTTTTATTTAATGACATTTTTAACCTCTTTAATTAAATCGTAAGTTCTCATTAAAGATATAATATATTTATCCTTTATGTTTTTATCTAAATCTATGTTTTTTATTTGAGTGCTTACTTCAAGCAATTTAATTTTAACAATAGGATCTACTATCTTGGTTGAAAGCTTATTTAATACATTGCTAGTTTTTGTTATTTCAGATAATAAATAATCTTTTAACTTAGTAGTGTTAGAAATGTTATTTATATATTCTTTAAGAAGATTTCTTTGTTTTAAAGATAAGTTGTCTCCCCACTTTTCATTAAACTTTTCTATTAGTATCTTATAAGAAAGTAATCTAATGTCTTTATCTTGTTCTTGATATATAGAATGAGATTCGTTTAGTTTTGATTTTTTCTTTCCAGTAATCGCTTCAACAATATTATATCTAAACTTCATAAGCTTAGAAGGTGTAGAACCTTCCATCATCATAAATATAGAAGCATTAGAAGTATAATTGTTTATTCTTTGAGAAAAGAAAGCTTCTATATCATATCGGTTTTTTATTTCCTTTATTAGATTATATTTTTGAGTTTTAATAATTGACTTACTTAACTTTTGATGCTCCTTTAATACAGCATCAATAAAAGCATTGGCTTTAGATTCTGTTTTAAATTTTTGGTTTTGTAACGCTTGATAGAATCCTAACTCTTTTTTTAAAGAAGTGTTTTTCTTAAAAAACTCTCTTAATACCTCTACAGCTGGAGAATTATCCATACCTTGCAAAGTATCGTTAGTTACTTGTCTTACAAGCAATTCAAACAAGATACCTGTATTTTTATATTTAGAATGTTTTGTCATCTTTCTTTATCTATTTTTATTATATATAAATATAATAAGTTATACTATATTGTTATCATCAATTATATTATTTTCGTTTAACATATCGCTCTTAATAATTTTTTTATGTTTAAACATTGATTTTATCGTTTGTATCCTTTCGTTCCTAGACATACCGCCGGCAGCTTTTCTTTCTTTTTTGCCAGTTGGATCTTGATCTACTGTTTCTTCTTTAGGTGTTTCTTTAGGCTCTTCTTCAGGTGGTTTTTCTCCATCCCCAGCATAATCTGCATTTTCTTCAGAATCCCAAAGACCTGTAGCTGCTGGCGTGTTTACGTCTGGATTTAAAGTTGCTAAAGTATGTGGAGTACCTAATGCTTCGCCAGAATCTTTAGGATCGTTTCCTTCTACTCCTATCTGATCTCTTCTAAATTTCTCTTTAGCATCTACTACAACTCTTGATCTTTCTTGTTTCATATCGTCTTCATTTAAGTTGAATAGATTTTCGTATATCCAGTCTTGAGACATCATTTCTAAATCTTTCATACTAGAAGCAAGATCTACTTTAGTAGACCAAAGTTCTATTTTCTCTTGTTCAGCAATTGTAGACGCTGGAGATAATTCTAATTCGAAATCTAACATATCTTTATCTTCGAAACCTTGTGAATATAAATGTACCATAGCCATTTTAGTTAACTCAGAAACAAAGATTCTTTGTATTCTTTCTATTGTTCTAGCAAATCTAATATCTTGTGCTGCCAATGTTGATTTAGCGTTAAGATCTTCTTCATATCCCATAAAAGCTTTAGGTATTTTTAATGCTGCGAACATTCTGTTTTTTAAGTATTCTACGTCATCAATACCTCCAAAGTCCATTCCGCTTAATGAATCTATTTCTGTACCAGATTGACCACCACGAACAGGAAGATAAACGTCTTCCATCATGTTTTGCATATTAAATTTAAGATTGTATTGTCCTGTGTTAGGATCTATATACGGAGTTTTTTTCATTGACTGCATTACCTTTTGCATGTAAGCATCTACTTCGTTAGGCGGAATGTTTCCTATATCTATTTTGTATATTCTCTTTTCAGGTGCTCTCATAATTCTATGAATCATCATTGCATCTTCCATAAGAGTTAATTGTTTCCAAGTCTTTCTAGCAGGTTCAATCATAGACTTACCATAAGGCAAGAAATTCATGTCGTTAAGTAATCTAAAATGAGCTACCTCATAGTTTTCGAATTCTGTGCTGGTTGTTCCTCCAACAGAAGTTTGACCACCCATAGAAATATCGTGTACAAACCTAACTAGTTCTGGATTTTTAGGATCTAGTCCTTCTTCTCTAAACACTTCGTAAGAAGATAATGGCGTAACGTTTGTAATACCTATCTTTTCAGTAATATCTAGTTTAAGATACATATCACCGTATTTACACATGTTACGAATCCAAGGCCAAGCGTTAAATTCTATATTTAATATATCGTAAAATAAATTTTGTAATACTTTTTCTATTTGTTCGTTTTCAGAAGAAATCTTTAGTACATCTCCTAATTCGTTCTTTAACGTAGATTCGTCTGCATATATATCTAGAGCTGCCGATATAATAGAGTCTTCGTCCATTATTTCATAATCAGTATACAGCTGAACTCTCATTGTATGAAAGTTTGTTTGCTGATTATATCCTGTATTTTGCGTTGATTGATACAGCCTAGAATATCTGTCTATCAATCTGTTTGTTGCTAATTTAGTGTTAGATTGTACCTTATTTATATCTGCTACTTTTAATCCATCTTCTGATTTTCTAACTATTGTTCCGCTAGAGAATAGGGTTTGCAATCTTCCAAAAAATGTTTTTTCTGCCATTGATTTTCTCTTTTATAATAACCAGGTGAGGTCTTCTTCTTCACCGTTTCCAATTTCCTGTTTCCAGGGATTTTGTTCGTACACTTGTTTAGCGTTATATGCACCCGCTTGAGTATTTGCATTGCCCATAGTACCTATTGCTCTTCTATCTAAAGCTAGACCAGCACTATGTAATTTTAGTGCCGTATCTCTTACGTATAATCCAATAGATAAAGACATAATTAAATCATCGTTATATCCGTTTTGATGATCTGCTCTATTACCTTTCCATATCCAAACAAACAGCTCTTCGATCAATCTTTTAGATCTTATCGTACATGCCTTTTCTCTAGTATAAGTATCTAGTTTTGCTACCAAAAGCGGTCTAGTTCTAGATGAGGTGGTAAAACCTGGAGTTGATTTATCTTTGTCTTGTATATCATATCCTTTACCTAAATGTACTTCGGGATCTACTACTCCATCATGTTTATATGTGTAATATAAGTTTTGATAATGCCTATCTATTACTTGTTGCAGAACAGCCCAACCTATATTTGCGTTTTCAATTACAAGTAAAGATTCATTATATTCTGTTGCTAGATTAACTAATAGATTTCCAAATTCTTTTGTATGAATATGTCCTTTAAATTCGGCAACTTGCTCCATTGTCTCGACTTCT